TTTTACATAACGAACACGAATACAAAGATTACATTGTATCATATTTAGACGCTCAATTATTATCTGGTTTTGAAAACATTTATTTATTCTTCAACAATAGATTACAGTTATATGAAAAATCGTCTAATAATACTCTGATACCGATCGATGATGCATTTTTAAGAAAGTATAGTGAACAATTACGTAACCATATTTTCGAACCAAGACAATTAAGCCGAATATACGGTTTCTTTTATGAAAAGAATGGAGCTATAGAATTCAAATTAAGACAATCTATAACCACTGGTAATTATTTAGGTCGCATGTGTAACAATTTCACAATAAGCGATATATATAACCATTTAAATACCATTACTATGAAGAAAGATAAGTATAATGATAATTATTTGAAAGAGTGGAGTAAAACCCACATAACAAACAAGATACAATCGAGTGTTTTTGTTACTAATGCTTCTATGTGTACTTTAATTGAGTTATTACTTAGAGCATATAATAAAACACACAAAGATTCAAAAAAATGGCTATTATCACTAGCAGAGCGTAATTTGAACGAACATCTATTTGTTGCACCTAAAAAAGGTAAACAACGTAAATAGCAGTTGATTGTGTAAAATTGATTTTTAAATACCAAAATTAAAGATAAATATATATATATAATACTATGGACCCTACTACAACAACCACAAAAAGACAATTAAAAGGCACTCAATATGCAAATAAACGTAAAGATACGTACAGTAACGATAATGTATATAATCGGTCATTGTTATCAAGAAAGGTACATTTACATATAAGTAGTGTAGGGCGTAATATAAAGCAAAATTTGGAGTCTTATTTAGAACATAACTTGGAAGGTAAATGTATTGCAGAAGGGTATATTCGTCCCGGAACAATCCGTATTTTAAAGTATTCCAATGGAGTTGTAAGTAACGAATTTATTACGTTTGATGTATCATTCGAGTGTATGATATGTTATCCTGTAGAAGGTCATAATATTAGTTGTATTAGTAAAACAATAACAAAAGCCGGTATTCATTGTATAGTGAAAGACGAGGACAATAACGAACCAATTAATATATTCATTGCACGCGACCATCATATGGATGTTGACACGTATAATAAAGTACGAGAAGGAGACGTTATGCGTGTACAAATTGTAGGTGTTAGGTTTGAATTAAATGACCCATATATTTGTGTAATTGGAGAACTATTGAATACTAATGTAAAATATAAACGCGGAAGCGGCAATACAACTGAAGATGGCGAAGAACAGCTGTTATTACCTACATTTACAACCTAATTTTTGAGTATTTTCATGCAAAAACATTTAAATAGACCGAGTTATTATTCTATATCACATAATACAATTATTACATGGATACGAAGTATCTTAGTTCTTTAAAAACACGCATTGAAAGTTTAGAATTTTCTCACCACGTCGGAATTCTACGCATTATTTATAATAATAAGGTTAAAATAAGTGAAAATAAGAATGGCATATTTATAAACATGTATTTTTTATCAGAAAGTGTCATTAATGAAATAGTTAAGTATATCGAATATATTAACGAACAAAAAGATTCATTAAACACAGTGGAGTATCAAAAAGAAGAGTTCAAAAAGTCATTTTTTGACGAAAATGAAGATAAAGACAACTCTATTATAAATAATAACACTATAATATGACGATAATAGCTGATAAAATATTTTATTGTTATTCTAAAAACAATAATGTATCAGAAATAATTACACAGTTAGATAAGTACATGCTACATCATGACACTAATGAATCCGAAATTATTATTATACCTAATGAAAGAAAGAGTGAACAACAAAAAACTACACAAACAACAACTATTCATAAAGATATAGCTATAGATACGCCTGTATATAATAATACTGTATCTTACATAACACCTAAGCAACGTGATTCACTTTTCTGGTCTTTATATATATGTCAATACGGATATGCTGATTATACTACTATAACATTTAATGAAGGTTCTCGTAAATTAGAAATCCACCAAAATATGGTAAATTATTTGAAGAAAAATCCTTATCTTTGGAAACAAACCAACCAGAAGATAACCAAAATAGCCATAGAAGAGATATGTTCGGACTTATTAACTAATCAAAAGAAGAGTTTACTCTCAAATATTCTGGCATATGCTTGTTTTTTTCAAAAGAACATACTTATCGTTCATGTAAAACAGAAAAGTTATTGGGACATCGTTAATGAAAATGCTACAGATACTATTGTATTGCGATTAGACCTGGATAACTGTTTCCATGCCGAGATAAATTGTTCTAATCAAGACATTTGTGAATTGAAAAAAAATCGCATAGGTTTAGAAAGTTATGATAGACCATTACGTCCAATGTCATTCTATAAGGTCCCACAATTACAAACAATTGCATCTCTCTTAAATATAGATATTAACATAAAGAAAGCTGATTTATATGATGCCATTTTACGTAATGTAAAGTGGTAATATGTTACAATCTATAATAACAATTTTGGTTAGTTTAGAGATGCATATTCAACGGTGTAAAATTGAATACTAAAATAATATGTAATTTATCTATATAGTCAAACATAATGAGTTCAACCCAAATAAAAAAACAAAATAATAATATAGTATCAAATGATAGTTCTAAACGTGAATTTAAAGATATTGTAAAGCAATATTTGAAATCTAATCCTTACATCAGTAAAGGTGATAAAGTGGATGAATTGGAAATTCGTTTTGGAACTAATAGTAAACTTAGACGACCTATTACAAAAAATAACTACGATAATGTTATAAAAAAATTAACCAGTTGCGGATTTACCACTGATTATACAAGTGGATTACAAATGCTACGTATCCAAAATGAATATATCGACACAACTGGACAAACAAAGATGTCTAACATTCGTGCAGAAATAGTAGGAAACGATATGATTCAAAAATATTGTGAAACTAACGATATATCAAAACTAATTAACATGCCGTCGACAATATTAAACAAAATTAAATTCACAAAAAAAATGCCAGCATATAATTCTAATAATGTGCCTATTCGCAAAGTCGATATGAACGATTTTAACTTTCGTGTTTCTTTACAAACCGAACAAGATTTCCACACAGGTACTGGTATTGCTCGTTCCATTATTAGTAAATGGAGAGATTCAAAAAAATTATTCAGATTAATTAACCGTGTTCGTTTTTCACATCCAATATATCCTATTTTCGCGGACATTAGTATTGTAAAAACATCTATGCGTAAGAATTATATTCCTATTCCAAAATATACAATTCAGGATGCAGGAGTATTGGACAATATAGAAAATTATGAAATAGAACTTGAAATTGACAATACCCGTGTAGGCAATGCAACAGAGTATAATAATGTTGATGTATTATTACAAGACTTACGAAAGTGTGTACGCGTTGTACTGTCTGGTCTACAACAAACAAATTATCCAGTCTCATATCAAGAGTGTTCGAATGTTTTAGATGAGTATATGAAAGTTGTACATGGAGATAATGTTCCTGACAGTAGAATCACTTCCAAGCACTTTATAGGACCAAGTTCGTACACATTACAAATGGAAAATATAATTCCTCAATTAGAAGACAATGTAACTCCTAATATTAGAAAGGATTTCACGGTTACTGATAAAGCTGATGGAGAGCGTATGCTATGCTTTGTAAATGGTATTGGAAAAATATATTTTATCGATACAAACATGAATGTCCGTTTCTCAGGCGCAATTACAAATAACAACCGTATCATGTCAAGTATAATCGATGGTGAATTCATCCAAAGAGACAAACACGGTAATGAAATCAATGTATATGCTGCTTTCGATATTTACTGTGTAAACAACAAGTCGCTACGCAGTCTACCGTTCTATAGTAAAGAGTTGTTAAGTAACGATGATATCACAGAAGAAGGTGAAATTGTGGAATCTGAGTCCAGATATTTAAAACTTGGCGAATTCATTAGGAAGTTACGCCCTATTTCGATTTTGGATAAATCACAAGAACAAGAAGTAAAACGTGATGACACTGAAATTAAAGCCAATGTTCGCTTTCAAATTAAAGAATTCGAAGCAACATCCGATAGTCAAAGTATTTTCAAATGCTGTAATAATGTGTTAACAAAGGTGAATGATGGTAAATTTGAATATGAAACTGATGGGCTTATCTTTACACCAAGCTTCTTGCCCGTTGGTGGGTCATTTGAAGGAGATAAACCAAGTCCATTATACAAGACTACATGGGATTTCTCATTCAAATGGAAACCACCCCAATACAACACCATTGATTTCTTAGTTACTATTCAAAAAGATAGCAATAATCAAGATAAAGTATATAATATATTTGAAGATGGACTCCACACCAATTCTAATATGCCTATTACACAATACAAAACACTGTTGTTACATTGCGGATATGACCAAAAAAAACACGGATATATAAATCCGTGTTCTCAAATTATTCAAGGTAATTTATCAAGCCATAATAATTATGATAATCGTGATGAATATAAACCTGTCATATTCCGCCCTACCAACCCATACATTGTCGACGCCCATTTGTGTAATATTAAATTACAGTCACATAATGGGTATTCTATAATTACTACCGAAGATGGTGAATATTTTCAAGATGATATGATTGTAGAGTTTAAATATGTTCATGAAAATAAAGAAGGTTGGAAATGGGTCCCTATTCGTGTTCGTCATGACAAAACCGCAGAATTAAAAGCTGGGCTTAAAAACTACGGGAATGCATATCACGTGGCAAACAGTAACTGGCATACAATACATCATCCAATTACAGATGAAATTATTAGAACAGGTGTTAATATACCAGAATACTTAGAAGATACAGATGTTTATTATAAAAATACTAAGGTACAAACCACAACACGATCCCTTCGTGATTTCCATAATTTATATGTCAAGAAAAAACTTATTTTAAGTGTATCCAATCCAAAAGATAATCTTATTGATTACGCAGTAGGTAAAGGAGGAGACCTACCTAAATGGATACATAGCAAGTTGAATTTTGTGTTTGGAATAGACGTTTCAAGGGACAACATTCACAACCCTATTGATGGTTCTTGTGCGAGGTACTTAAATACCCGTAAGAAATACAATAAAATGCCTTATGCTCTATTTGTTCATGGCAATAGCAGTCTGCGTATTCGTGACGGTACGGCCATGAATAGCGAGCGCGACAAACAAACTACACAGGCTATTTTTGGAACAGGAACAAAAGATAAAAATGTCTTAGGTGCAGGTGTTTATCCTCACTACGCTATCGGTGAAAATGGATTCCATATTAGTTCTTGTCAATTTGCTATACATTATTTCTTTGAAAACAAAACCACATTACACGGATTTATGCGTAACATAAGTGAATGTACCAAATTAGATGGATATTTTATTGCTACCACATACGATGGCGATACCGTATTCCAATTGTTACAAGACAAACTGAAAAACGAAAGAGTAACATTTAAACAGAACGATACAAAAGTATACGAAATAGTTAAACTATACGACAATACTGGATTCCCTAATGATGAACTCAGTTTGAATTATACTATTGGTATCTACCAAGAGAGCATCAACAAGATGTTCCAGGAATATCTGGTTCAATACGATTTCTTTGTTCGCACTATGCAGAATTATGGCTTCATATTGGTTCCTGATGAAGAAGCCCATCATATGGGGCTACCTGGTGGAAGTAGATTATTCTCTGAATTATATACACAACTACAAGAAGAAGTACAAAAGGACCCTAATAAGATGTCAGACTACTCGAATGCAATAAATATGAACGAAATCGAAAAACAAATCTCATTTATGAACAGGTATTATGTGTTCAAGAAAAAATATAATGTCAATATCGATAAAGTTCAAGAAGTGATATCTATTATCCCTACACAGTTATCAGAACAATCAGAACAATCAGAACAATCAGAACAATCAGAACAATCAGAACAATCAGAACAATCAGAACAATCAGAACAATCAGAACAATCAGAACAATCAGAAATTCAACAACTACAAAAAAGAAAGACTGATATTACCATTCAGTAATCTTGATTATTCATTACCAAAAAAGACATAGAATTATAATTTGATACATAAATATCACATTATATTTTTGATATGTCGTATTATCTAATACCCAGAACAAATGTTTTTTCATTTATGAGTATAGATTATATAGACGATATGGAACAACCAGATGTTACCATTTCATACTCCCATAATAAATATATATATGAACTAAAAGAACGTATTTCATTGATAGAAAAAGATTGGGATATATATAAAAAATATACCAACCCCTATGAATATATACATACTACCATACCTATAAAGAATTATTGTATTGCTGCGTACAATCCATTATCAAGGTCTTATTTTAAAATGACTGAAATATTGAATGCGTTCAAATTACACGATATTGAAAATGACATACGGTCATTCCACTTAGCCGAGGGACCTGGTGGTTTTATTGAAGCACTATGTAATGTTCGGAAAAACCAAAAAGATGTTTATTATGGCATGACTATTGCTAATGATATAAATGACCCTAATGTTCCTGGATGGAAAAAAACTAAAAGCTTTTTACAGCATAACAAAAATGTAAATTTAGAAAGTGGTAGTGATAACAGTGGTGATATTTTAAATATAGATAACTTTGTATATGTATGTGAAAAATATGGGTCATCAATGGATATTGTAACAGGGGATGGTGGCTTTGATTTTTCAAATGACTTCAATAAGCAAGAATTGAGTGTTAGTAAATTATTATTCGCACAAGTTGCATTCGCATTGTGTTTACAAAAAAAAGGTGGTTCTTTTGTTTTAAAAATATTTGATTGCTTTATGCAACACACTATTGACGTATTATATATTCTTTCTTCGTTCTATGAGAAGGTTTATATTATGAAACCACACACAAGTCGTTATGCAAACTCTGAAAAATATGTCATATGTAAAGGATTCTATCATGATTCTAATAGACGATTCTTTGGGATATTACATCGGGCATTTGAAAAAATGTTGCGCCCAGTTAGTAATTCACCTTTATATACACATCGTTTATTATCACAAAATATTCCTTATTATTTCTATAGCAAAATAGAAGAATACAATGCCATTTTTGGACAACAACAAATAGAAAATATCCACTATACTTTATTATTGATTGATAATAAGCATAGGCAAGAAAAAATAGAATGCCTTATCAAAAACAACATTGAAAAGTGTAAAAAATGGTGTATTAAACATAATGTTCCTCTTCATTAGTTTATTTACACGTGTCACTACTATATTATTACTTGAAATTGAAATTAATATTCATATTTTGAAACAATGTTGCGAATATTTCAACACGTGTAAGGATTTTGAATTATGCTTTCCATATTGTAAAGTATGTTTCAAACCAGTAAAAACTTGCGTTATATCTTGAAATATCGATAAGTGTCAAAAGGAGATTTTGATGATCATAATTGTGATAATAGTAAACAAAAATTGAATTCTATTTTTTTAAGGAAAATAGTATTAACAAAACAAATATGAATATGGTATTATTTAATAATCAATTAATTGCAAAAGATATAGAAATTTTCAAAAACTTACCAGACGAAATACAGAGTTATATTTATGAATATTTAAAATACGATGTATTCAATTCACTATATTATGATTATAACTGGTATGATAATTTAATGTATTTATGTAAAGAATCTTTTGTAGAAACCATGATTGATGTACTAAATGAAAATTTACCTCAAGATAAAGAAATAACAGAAAATGAGATGTATGATGTAGGACTATATCAAGAAAAGGTAAAACCGAGTGTTTATGGAAAGAGACATATATGGATGGAAGACTGCGTAGATAATGTAAAAGCGACAAATCTATTAATCGATAGAATTGATGAGTATATATGTTCAGAAAAATACAATTCAAAAAAAATGTTTAATATAAATGTCAAATTAGTTGCTTTAATCGAAAGTGATAATAAAATTATTATTTATCCAGATATACATATGTTAAAAACATATAATATAACACCTCACATCAGTTGAGTCGTTTTACACCTTTGAACATTTAAAACGCCGACTTTGTAATAATATAAAAGGAGTTAAATAAATAGAGTCCTTTAATTAAGTCCTTTATATTATTACAAAAGGACTTAAATAAGTAGAGTCTAATATAATTATTAATAGAGCAATGACTACTTTAAACCTGTCTATGATTAACGTTAGAATAAATAGAGAGACAGCACTTGCGATGAATCAGACTTTTATTAATAAACAACCCGACTTTCAGAGAGAATATGAAGCTTGGGATGATAAACTAAAGACAAGATTTGTTGAAACTATGTTAACTGGGCGAGCTATGAATCCTATATGGACAATATTAAACTCTGAAGACAATACTGAGGAAATTTTAGATGGTATGCATCGTATAACAACCGCGACCGATTTCCTTAATAATAAGTTCAAATTAAATGATAAATATCTTACATACGAACAATACAAAAAATATAATAAAAAAACATTTTCAGATTTTGACCCTGATGATCAATCTAAAATAAGAAATTATAATTTTATATTTAACAATTTAGATTCAAGTTATAGAACTGACATTAGTAAAAGAAAGGATATGTATGAAATTTTAAATCGTTCAAGCAAAACATTAAACGATTTTGAGTTTAATAAGGTTCTTTACAATCCTTTTTATGAAAAAATTTCAGATTACAAAGAAAGGTTTAATAAATTTTTAAAAAAAACTGATAAAAGAGGTGAAATTGAAATGGAAATAATAAGTTTTATTGTTTTATCGAATAATTTACCCAAAAGTTGGGGGTCAATAAACTCTATGATGGATAAATTTTTAAAGAATGATATTGGAGAAACAGAAGAAGATGTTAATGTATTCTTACAAAAAAATATACAAGAAATTAGAAATAAATTAGATTTACTCTGTAAAATCACCAGTCGCCTTAAGGACGAGCGTTTTTTCAGTGAAGATAAGAGGACATTTAATAAATTTTTTATACCTTATAAGTTTATGATTTGTAGATTATGTTTTAAATTAAAAGATATATCTCTTTTTAATAGACATATAAATGATATTCTGAATGATTTTAACAGTAAAATAATTCGTGTTGATATTCAAGATATTTTAAAGTGTAATTCAAGAAATGCTGTTTTTCAAAGAAAATTAATTAATTTTATAGATGTTATTATAGATGAGTATTATGACTCAAATGACGAAACCAATAACAGGTTGTTTAATAAAAAAATTATTAATAAAAAACTTCAAGAACAAAATAATAAATGTAATATATGTCATTGTGATTTATCGAATATGAATTATGATGGAGATCACATTAATCCGTGGAGTAATGGTGGATTAACAGAATATTCAAATTTACAAGTTTTATGCAAACCTTGTCATCAAAGAAAAAATTAGTTATCTGATAACATAGGCGTTTTAAATGTTCAAAGGTGTAAGAAACAAAAATATTAAATGATTACAATTTCTTTCGCAACATAACGTTTACGCAATCACTATTACCAAAGCTGTTTTTTTTACATACTATTTTTGTACTTTTTTTTGTATCGCTAAATGGTGTATAACCACGCGATTTATACAATTTAAGGGCAGGTATATTTTTTATATCAACAAATAAATATACATATTTGTATTCTAATGATTTTGCTATTTTTTCGGCACGAATAGTTAATATTTTTGCGATCCCTTTTCTTCTCATTTCACTACTTACAATTAAATTTGATATTACTGGTTGATTTTCTTTTTTTCCGTTTATATCAATATCAGAAGATTCAATAGTAATTACACCAACAATTTTATTGTCTTTACTTGCAATTAATATCGTGAAAGGTAAATTAGAAAAAGAGTTTTTTTTTCTGTATAAAAAGTCCTTGTTTATCATTCCTACCATTTCATTGTATAAATTATTTGGTAAATTTTTGTATCTTTCATTCGTTATGAACGATGATACATTGTTAGTATTTAATTTATTATACGTTTCGATTGAGATACATGGTGATTTATACGAGTTGAAAAGGGTTTTGATATCTATAGGAAATGTAAAACATTCGCATAATCTAAATAAAAAAATACATACTGATATCCTTACAAGCATCTTCATAACTATCCAAGACATATATTTAAACTATTTAATATTAAATATGTATCAACGACACTATATTATTGTTACCATAAAATTTTGTTTTACACCTTTGGACATTTGTAATGTCTAAAATAGGTTTTTATTTATTGAAGTAGGTAACCCGTGACCAAATATAATCATATATATTAATATAACTGCCGCTAATAATATACTTCTGTTTTCGGCAACATTTTCATTTTGACCAATTATAAAAACCATAAGTACGTAAAACAAAATACCAATTATAGCAGAATGTAGAAGCATCATTCTTCCCTTTTCCATTTAGTTATATATATAGATGTCATTATAAAAAATAGGCGTTTAATTTGTCTAAAGGTATAATAACTATATTTTATCACGCGGTTATTTGAATATAATTCGCAAAAGAATTCACGTTATAGTATTACATATTTTGTAGTTATCCACCTCGAATAGTTACCTTAGGACATTTTTTATAGTTCCCTACTGTATCAAATACAGGGACTGTTGGTACGTCATACCCGTATTTTTCTTTTTCTGTGTATCCATTTGATGGAACTCCATATGCAAGTGCATTTGCTACATGTAACCCATACGAACTTGTATATGTATTTGCCGATGTTGTAATACTATTGTATTTCTTACGTGTAATTAATGAACTTGATGATACAGCACCTTGTTGTGCAAATTGGTAGTTATTGGGTTTATAAGTTAATACCGGATACCTTGAATTAAATGATGTAGTCATATTTGATTTGATTGTCCTTACTTTTATACTATTTCCACTATTAGCATCTGTTTGTGCTATTATGTCAGTTGGGAAATAATAATTGTTTCCTACAAAACTGTAACCTAATGCTGTTGTAAATGCACTTGTATTATTCAAAATAATACGTGGACTTTCAATACCAGATACATCTAATGGAGTATTCCAAGATGGGTCAATCACCGCATCATTAACACCAAGAATAGTTGCTTTTGCATAAAAATTCGCATTTATATACGTTTCAGAAATAGCGGTTGTCTCTATATTTACACTGTTTGACAAGTTATCTAATTTGAATTCTAAGAAGTACTCTTTTGTTTTATTATCTGGTTTTGTATAATAATGGTAATTTGTGTTCATAGTTGTAAATAAAACATTATTAATATCCCCTATGTCATAATATCCTGCAGATATATCTACAGTGAATACCCGATTTGCTCCTATATCTTCATGATCACCAAACCATTCATATTGGAAACTTGTATCTGTTCCAAAGTAATGCTTCTTACACACAGATGAACCACTTGTATTTGGTTTATATAAATTACTTACAGATAATGAACTACCTGGTGAAACAGTTGAGTCACCATATTGAATGTAGTTATATTGATTTTGTTGAAAAGAACGACTTCTACTATTCAAATATTGGTTGTTGTTTGTGTAATAGTTTGATTTATTATTTCCCGTATTGTATTTATTACGAACCATACCACTACTCCTTACGCGTCTTCGGGCATTCTCCTCCGGCGTTCCTACTACACATTTTGTTTCAGGGAAATGTCCTGGTATATCACTACGGTTGCTTGTTAGATTTATATCGAGTGTATTTACTAAACCTTCACACGACGCTGATTTGGAATTCACTATGGAACTTCCGGGGGCTTCACCTATGTATATAGATGCTTTGCCTTGACTACTACACGATATATCAGATGTAACTATTTCGCGTCTATGTATTTTCAATGCTGGAGGTAAGAAATACAACCGTTTATTCTCGCCTACTGTAGGATTATTTTTAATTATCTTACTCGAAACTTCTGATATTGATTGTCCTTTCCAAGAAATTATTGGTTGGTGACTTTTATTAAATATTTCATTCATGTATGTAATGCTATAAATAAATAGGATATATTTATCCTGCATAGAATAAATGATTTTTGTAGACATTATATCTAATGAAAGGATAATTATCGAAAATGAGATAAACAATTACCCTGTTATCATGGTAAGCATGAATGTATTAATAAATCATTATTCGTTCGATTTGTATAATACCTTTTTTATGGAGAAAAAAAAAAATACTATCGTAGATGGTACTTTCTCACGATTATTGTATTCTACTCAATTCTTTGTTATGAATGGGCTTTATTTTGAATTTCCTATTAGGTTTTTGCGAATTCATAATACTGATAGAATTTCAGAGTTAATTTTTGTCCCATATAAAGAGAGCAATTTGTCTTTAATTAATGATTTTACAAAAATGGAAAACGCCTTACTATCTTATTATAATGATTTATACGGGACGAATAAGTTAGTTACAAATACATTATCAAAGCAATTATTTTCAGGAAATATGAAATTGTACAGGAATTTAAAAAAAAAAACAATGCAGCCTCAACATTTTGTAATAAAGATATCAGGTATATGGGAAACAAAACACGAGATTGGTTTGGCCACCAAACTGCTTTGTTATTGACTTTACTATTTATCTATATTGTCTATACCATATGCATTTTCATAATACTTTGTCTACCTTTTTTAAAGGGTTTGTTTCCTTTGCGACTATCATAAAGAATTAATTCATCTTTATTATACTCACGGTCTACATCAAACATTGTAACATCCACTAACCCCTTGTCTTCATTCACAACGTATTTTAAATTGCGAATATCATTTATACCTGATTTTGTATTTCTCATATAAGCGTCATATTCTTTTCTATTGATTATTTTATTAAACCCGTCTTTCATATGTAAAATGTTTTTATCGTGAATTTTATAGAAGTTATCGTAGTTAATTGTAAGTCCTATATTCACTACTCTGTTTTTTAACATATTATCTTCGTACCCCCACGCCCAGAAGTTTGGAAATCCATTTGTTTTTTCAAAATCCGATGCTTTTATCGAAACAATGCCTCCCAACGTAAACTTATACCCATAAAAATGTTTTACTATACCTGATTTTGTATTGTAATCAATAAGGTTCTTTGTGTATGGCATTGTATCTACGTCATTAAATACCAGCGTTATGTCTTTATAGTGATTGGGATATTTTTCTTTTACCATTAGAAAACCTATATTCTTAATACCACCCCGATTAAATGAACGTTCATCTTTTTGGTTAATGTAATAAATTTTATATTGTTGTTTGTCGTAATCTTCCAATATCATTCTCATGTGACTTGAAAAAAATTCTTGATGCTGTTGTCTATCTCTACACGGTACAATAAATACAATCTTAGGTATTACCAATTGTTCATTTTCGACTGATGTAATTGTTACTTTGTTACTAAATTCTTCTTTTGTCATTATTTCTTCCATATAGATAACAAATATTATTTATTGTATTTTTCTAATATAACAGTTGGAATCAGTTGACTTGGATATGTATCTAATTTTTTAAAACATTTATTTATAGTTACTTCACTAATGTCACAAGTTTGTTTAATGTTTGATTTAGAAATTTTTTGATTACACGCGACTGCTACAAAATATATTATGCCACACGCAATCGCTTGTGGTATGTTGTCTATAATTATGTTAAGTTTATCTACCTTTGATGCAACGAATGTTATTACTTGAGTTAGTTCTTCGTTAATATTTAATTTACTACAGTATCTACATATGAAAGAAATTGGTTTTATTCTACCTAATTGTGTTTGTTGTGACGTGTCAACACTTCGTTCTATATTGTGTAATATATTCACTGCTTTCGAACAACCATTTGTTGCATCGGATTTATCTAACTTAAATATGTTTGCTATCTCATATGGTGAGCGCGGACAACCATTTAATCTACAAGACAAATAAATAGACGCAGCTTTAATTCCATCACGATTGACACCTCTAAACATCTTTTGTTCCGAAATATCTTTATGTATAATCATGGCATGGTCTATAAATATTCTTGGAATGTTTGCATTCATCGCCATTATAGTAATGAACTGAAATTCATCATACAGTGATTTTTCACGATGTGGCATGGACTGCCATTCAGTCCATCTACGGATCCGTCTCATTTGATAAGACGACCTGCTTGTTGACAGAACCTTACAACCAAATGATGACTCTACCAGAAGTGGATTAATTGGCATGCCACAACGTGATGGGTCCTTTGTTTGTCTATCGTCACTGCCGTAAAAACGCCATTCAGGTGAATAATCTAAATTTCCTTTTTGTAATATTCCACAAGAACGATTAGAGCAAATGTACATTTTGTCTTCTGTTAGCATTACCATCGAATTACATTTCATACATAATTCATTATTTCGTGAATTTGCACTATTTGACTCTATTTCGTTATCTTTGCTTCCCTTTTTCTCATTATGTATATCCTTTTTATCTAATTCGAAAATAGACCACAACTTATCTTTTTCATATTTAGATAGTTCTTTTTTTTTTATTGTATTTGTTGATTTAACTTGAACTTCTATGCTATTAGTAGTTGGTGTAGTAACATTTTCTGTATTTTTTATACAGTGATTACCTTGTTCACTTACACTACTCTCCATTTTAACGCATGTATCCATTTTAATTGTACTAATGGATTGATGTTGGCTTCAATTTTTGTAAAAAAAATATCCAATTATTTTCTCACGATTATATAGAATATAATAGGTATTCATTTAACAAATGAGTAAAAAAACAAACAAGACTACTAAAAACATACGTAAACAACGAACTCGTAAAAACAAGCCATTTATAACAAGAAATACCAAGAATATTGAGAAAGTCACTCGTAAAACGGTACCAAAAATTGGTGGTAATGATATTTTTGAAAACTTGATTGATACGGCAAAAAATATCTCTAATGGAAACTCCATACAGAAAACAACAGAACAACCAAGCAATACCGATGCGAATGAACAGGCAAGAATAAATGTAGCAGTTAATACAATTCGGGATAAACTATTGGAAAGAATGTGTATGGCTATTGAAAGCACTGTAACTTCTTCAGTAGAGAACGCCATATTGGGTACTGACCCATACGAGAATCTTATGATTGGTAAAAATAACGAACTTGTAAAAGATACTATTATAGGCACGATTACAAATCTATTTGATAATGAAGTGTCTAAACACAATATTAATAAATCTATAAACAGTAACAATGTATCAATACCTGGTACACTTAATAAAGTTATAAATGAAAATAAGGACACAAGTGTTGGAGGGAATGTAAGTGAAAACAAAGAAGGTGAAAACGAAGAAGGTGAAAACGAAGAAAGTGAAAACGAAGAAAGTGAAAACGAAGAAAGTGAAAACGAAGAAAGTGAAAACGAAGAAAGTGAAAACGAAGGGCCAATCAATAGTGTAACAGATGATTCATCAATAGGAACACACAATACTTGTAGTCAAATTGAAGAAAATCTACTCAAAATGCTTGAAGGAGAACTTAATAAGACTATCAACGGAAAAAAAGAAGAAATTTATATGATGTTTAAAAAAGTAATCCAGAGTAGTTCATTCAAAAGTTCAGTTCGACGCGCAGTAACAAATGTAGTTACTAAACTTGTCATAAGGTTAGGAACAGAACATATAAACAATATAATAATCGAGAGAATAAAGACGTCAAAATTTCCTGAGAAAATTGACGAAAATAGTTATGCTATCAAGTTTCTATACAAAGAAGCGAAATCACTTCCTTCTAATGATAAAGAAGTAATTTATGAAATTATTCGTAAGTTACTTGACATAAAAAATGTGTAAACGTTATATCTTTTAACTAAATGAGACTCTTCGTTCTATTTTTTCAAGCATTTCGGGATTATATACAAGTTTCCCTGAAGGTTTGTAATCAGATATATCAGAAAAATCTTTCTTTTTCTCTTCTTTCGTTTCAATTTCATTCCGATTTATAAACAAATCTTCATTCATATCTCTTTCAATCGGTTCTTTTTGACTTATAATGTTACCTTTTTCGTCCATTGCTACACCTGTTTTTTTCTTTATTTCATTACGAACGTATGAAGGCACCCAATGTTTCCAACTAATCAGCAATGTATTTGGATGTATGTAACGAACATTGAATCCATTCTTTTCTAAATTAGCAACTAAATAGCCAGTGCAATCTCTGTTGTTATATACAGATTCACCAAATATATATTCTGGTACATTATAGAAAATATGAGTTTCCTTTTTCATTGCACGTGAAACATGTTTTATTCTTTTATGTATACGGTTCAATAGTTTATTATAAATACTTAATTGCTTCAAATCTCGCTGTTGATGTTTTTCAAATAAATCATCAATATCTATTTTTTGGTTCATATCTTTCTCATTGTGGTATAGAAAAAATGACATAGTTATAAGTTATTATTATATGGGAAAAAAATATAAACTTAATTTACGAATGATTGAAATGGAAACTTCAAACGACATTACTATAAAAGAAGATGTATCAACCAACCTAATCGCTGAAAATAATAAAGACACAAAGAATATAAAACATATTGTATGTTCCGGAGGCGGAATCGCTGGGTTCCAGTATTTGGGTATATTGGAAGAAGCATATAAACAAAAATTATGGCACATTGAAAATATAAAATCTTATTATGGAACATCGGTTGGTACCATAATAGGAGTATGTATACTTCTAAAATACGATTGGGACGAAATTACTAAATATTTTACGCAACGTCCTTTTGATAAACTATTTCCATTAGGATTAAAATCAGTATTACAAAGTATATCCAGATTAGGGTTGTACAATATTGATACTATTCGTACACTATTATCTCCTTTCTTATTAGCAAGTAAATTAACAATTGATATTACTATGCAAGAGTTCTATAATGCAACAAACATTGAATTTCATTGTATTACTACCAATGTAACAAAGTATACGTGTGAAGATATTTCATATAAGACTCATCCAACTTGGAAATTAATTGATGCTGTATACTGTTCTTGTGCTATACCCATTATATTTGAACCATTAGAGGTAAACGGTTACTTTTATGCGGACGGGTATTTACTTAGTAATTACCCACTGTATCAATGCATTCAAAATGGTGCCGTCCATAATGAAATACTTGGTATAACTCCCGGGTATATAAAAAAAGAATTATCTTTATCTTCTA